ATGTCTCTACCTCCGTCCGAACCTGAGCAGCCCAATGAAGGCGACCTCCCGTCGTGGCTCGAAGAAGCCAAGCCGAAAAAGCCGCTCTGGAAACGATGGTGGATCTGGGCGATCGCCACCGTGGTGGTCCTTACCGTGATCGGATCGATCGTCGGGACCGAGGAGACCAACGAGACGGCGTCGCCCGAATCATCGACCGCCGCATCGGCGGAGACGACCACAACGACCGTCGAGACCACAACAACGACTGTCCCGACCACGACAACCGCCAAGACCACAACAACCGCCAAGACCACAACAACCGCCAAGACCACAACAACGACCGTCCCGACCCCCGTTGTTGCCTCGGCTCCGTTAGTCAACCCGGGGCCATTGGCGTTCCGCAAAGGCCAGAACCCGGATATCGATTTCGAAGCCATTGATATCGCCGGCGAGATCGGAGTCCCGGGAGAGGAAAAGGTCAACGGTGGACGGGTCGTATATAACGACTCCAACTGGACCATCGTCGCTCAATGCGAATCGATGGTCGACAACGTCCTGAAAGTGGGCGTCGTCAAGGAGGACGAGAGATCGTTCGTCCCGGGCATGGCCATCACCAACAACACTTTCAGGCACGTTCTCGACTGCCCCATCCCGTAGCCGTTCCCGGCAACACCCCCCCGGTCTACAGGTCGTTGGCCCAATTCCGTTTTGGCACCTCACACCCCCGGTATGTCAATGGCGCATATGCATCAACGGGTCATAGCCACCCCTGGAACCATTGCGCCGCAGGTAATCCGATAGCGCCGTCACACTTGCGGGGCCTCGCCGGCCGAGTCGGGAGACGGCCCCCACGCCGGGGCGTTCGCCCAGCCTGGCGGTCAGCGACGGAGCGGCGAGCGTCATCCGGCCGCCCGCCGCGTGGGTGAGCACGTCGTGGGCCACTACGAGGGCGGCGAGCTGGTCGGGCTGATGCTGACCCGCTTGCCAGGTGACAGCGGCCTGTTCGAGTTCCGGCAGATGACCGGCGATGCGGGCCGTGCCGACCTCCAGGCCCTGAATGAGGGCGGCCGATCTGGCGACCGCGTCACCACCGCCGCGGCCTGATCCCTTCGGCGGCCACGTCGTGACCCTGACCGGACGGTCGATCTTGGCCCGCCGCAGCGCCTCTCGGACGACACGCATGTAGGTCTCGCGGGCGGCGAAGCCCTCGACTGCGATCTCGGACGCCCCGACACCGACAGCAAGGTCCACCGCAGCCCGCGCCCACGCATCGGAGGTCATCGGGGCACTCACGTCGGCGATCACCGACACGACCCCGTCGGAGGTCATCGACGCGGCGACGATGCCGCAGGAATCGCCGGTGCCGCTGTCGCTGGGGTCCACACCGACTACGGTCAGCACCGGGCGCGGCGGCGCGACCGGGAGACGCCAGGTGTCGAGCCACTCGCGTTTGATCAGGCCGCCCTCCGGGGCGGTCGGGACACCCTGGAATAGCGCGTGCCAGGTGCGGGAGCCGACGGCAGCCCTGATGTCGGCGAACTGCTCGGGCGTCCGCCCCAGCGCCGAGGTCATGGCGACGCCCGGCTCACGGCCCAGCGCGTCGGGCACGCCGGGCTCAGCGATGGCCGGGATGTTGATGTGCTGCCACCGGTCAGGCTCCTCGGCGAGCAGCGTGCCGATCAAGTCCTGTTCGTGCCAGCGGGTGCCGATGATCACGCAGCTCGCGCCGGGGTGCAGCCGCGTCATCAGCGTCGAGCGGAACTCACGCAGCACGTTCCGGCGGTGGGATGCGGAGTCGGCGTCCTGGGCGTTCTTCACCGGGTCGTCCACCAGCAGCAGGTCGGCACCGAATCCGGTGATGCCCGACAGGATTCCGGCGGCGAGCAGGCCACCTGCGCGCCCGTCCACCCGCCACCGCCCGACAGCCGTCTTGTCTGCGGAGATGCCGAACCCCAGCGCCGCCGCGTGCTCGGCGATCAGCGCCCGGGCGGCGTGGGAGTGCTCCTGGGCCAGTGAGTCGGCGTAGCTCGCGAGGATGACCCGGGCGTCGGGGTTGCGCGCCAGCGCGAACATCGTGCCCACCTGGGACACGAGCACGCTCTTGCCGGTGCGCGGCGGTGTCGTGATGATCAGCCGCCTGTCAGGGTGACGAATCGCGTCGGCCAGCGCGTCGCCGATCAGCGCGATGGCGGGCGTGATCCGGTACCTCGGCACGAGCCGCGCCGCCAGCTCGGCCGGATTGTCCGGTCGCCGCGCCGCCCGGGCGACGGCCAGGGAGCGTGCAGCGACCAGGATCGTCACGGCTCGGGCGGTCGGGTCATCGGTCATCGTCGTGCCTTTCCGTCTGCAACGGTCCCCCAACGCGGGCGGGAGGCGGCCCGGGAGGAGGGGACCGCTTCCAGGGGGCCCCGGGACCGGACCGCCACCGGCCCGCGTTGGAGTGTTACCGCATCCGCACCGGTGGGAGCGGGGAGATCCGGCGCGGCATGTGGCATTCGATCGTGCCGACGCTGCCGCAGAGGCTCGCGACCAGTACCGGCCGGTCACCCGCTGGGAAACCGAGGGCAGCGGTCACCCCGGCGTGGTCCAGGCGGCCGGTCGTGTTGAGCGCCAAGGCCACCCGGGCGATGTGCGGAAGCAGGTACTCCACCGCGCTCTCGATGCCCCTCGGCCACGGGTTGCCGCTGGCGATCAGCGCCGCGTGGTCGTGACCCGCGCAGTCACGGAACACGGCGCGTATCTGACCGAGCGTCGGCAGATGACCGGCCCGGTGCCGGGCCTCGGCATACGGACCCGCGTACGAGACCTCGTGGACGGCACCGGGGCGGACGCCGGTGAACTGGGTCAGCCCGCCGCCGACCGGGTCGAGGGTCACCTCGGTGATCGTTCCACCGAGGAGCACGGCGGCTACCGCGTGACCGGCCTCGTGCATCGCGGCGGCGGCTCGGTCGGCGGGTGTGCAGGTGAAGTAATTCATGACGCCTCTATTCCGTACTGGGCCAACGTCTTTCGGGCGTGGGACATGCGCTCCTGCGCCGCGCTGTCCTCGCGTGCCGCCGCTGTGACCTGCGCCTTCGCGGTGTGCCGGTCGATCCGGTCCAGTCTGGCGGTGAGGTCGCGGACCGCGACGGCGAAGGCGTGCAGCGCGGCGTCGACTTTCACCCGGCTCGTCGTCTTCCCGGTCGCGGTGGTGGGCGGTAGGCCGGACAGCACCGCCGCTGCCCGGGCCGCCAGCGCCTCGGACCTAGAGAGGAGTTCCGCGTCCCACGGCCCGGCGGCGAGCAGCGTCGCGACCGTCTCCGGGCGCAGGTCGGGCGGGTCAGGCAGCGGGTGCAGCGTTCGGAACGCCTTCGCGGCCTGCTGTTTGGCCTCGTAACTCAAGTGCTGGGTGAGCGCGGCGGACTCGCGTGCGAGCACCACGGTCTCGATCCGATCCAGGGCGCGCCAGCCCTCACGCAGCACCACGGTGACCTCATCGATCAACGTGGCAGGGTTGCGCAGCCGGGCGGTCCGTTCAGCGGTGTCGCCCAGCGTCTCGGCGATGATCGCCGGGAGGTCGAACCCCTCGGGTGCCCGGTCGGGCCGGGTGCGGCGCAGCAGGCGCGTCATTCGGTCACCTCCGCTGTACTGGCAAGCCGGGAGGCCGCGTAGCCCAAGCCTTCGGCGAAGATGTCAAGGCTGCCACGCTCGTCCACCAGGTCGCGGGCTGACTCACGGATGCGGGCGGCGAGCAGGGTCAGCCGCGCCCCGAGTTCGTCAGGCGGTGCCGCCGTACCGGTCGCGTCGAGATAGTCGGCCGTCTGGAGCAGCGAGGACGCGGCGGCGGCGAGGGTGGCACGAGTCGCGTCCATCCGCCGCGCAGCGCGTGCGACCACCTCGCCCTCGATCAACGGTGGTGGGGCCGGCCGGGGTGCAAGGCACCGGGCGGTGCGCGGCGCGGTCATGGGGTCACCTCCAGTTCCTCGACCCGGCGGCGCAGCGCGGCGGTCAGGCTGTCGACCGCCTCGTCGCCGAGCGACCGGCGCGAGTCGTTGAGTGCGTCGATACAGCGGACGTAGTCCAGCGCACGCTCGCACTGGACAACATCGGGGTCGTCGTCGGCGCGACCTTGGCGACGGAGCTGGCCGAGCCGACCGGACCAGCGCGAGGCCGACCAGTGATCAGGATTTGTCGGTGGAGCTGTGGCAGTCCTGGGCATGACTGCACGATCGCAGCCAGGGGTGCACGGGGCTGTGCGAATGTGAGCAACCATGAGCGAGAACACGATCCACACCACCGCGCTGCCCGTTGAGTACGTTGCCCCGTTGGTCAACCCGGCACCGTCCGGTCTGTACGTCGTGGCCACCGGCCCGCTGCCGCTGCCCGAGCACGCCTGGAGCGGTATCAGCATCAAGCCGACCAACGCGGGCGGTGGTTTCGGTACTTGGGAGATGGACCCGTGTTTCAACCCGCTGGACCCCGAGGCTCGGAAGGACGGGGAACGGGCGGCACCGCTGGACCCGTTCTTCCCGGTCACCACCTGGGGCTACGACGAATGTGATCCCCAGGAACCGGAGGCTGACCTGCTGGCCCGGGCAGGCCAAGCCCAGCGCCTCGGCGAGCAGACGGCCATCGAGGCAGAGTTCGCTGCGCGGCTCATCACAGACGCTGAGGACCTCGGGACGGTTGCCGATCTCGTGGGCGCGGTCGCGGTGCTGGAGGCCGCGATGGCGCAGCGCAAGCAGGTCGGCGTGATCCACGCGAGCGCGCAGTGGGCCGGGGCCGCGATGCGCGACAGGCTCGCCACCGGCTCACCGATAGCGCGGTCGCCGCTCGGTCACTCCTGGGCGTTCGGCAGTGGCTACGTTGCGGGGCTGGGTAATTCGCTGGTCATCACCGGCCCGGTGACGATCTGGGTGGGTGAGGTGTTCGAGCAGGCGGCCGTCGATCCGTACCGCACCGTGCGGGTCGCGGTGAAGGAGCGCGCCATGGCCGTCGGTTACGAGGCGTTGGCGTTTGAGGTGTCGATCAGCGGCGCGTAGATCGCCACCCGAGCCGGGCGACGGTTGGGCCAAATTGACTCGGGCCCAGTACCCCTCGCATACCCTGACACTTGCCAGACGAACCGAACGCCCCACGCTGCACCGAACATATTGGGGCGTGACCGAACTGGAGGATCGATAACGCCGATGATTGCCCCCGCACGCACCACCACAGCCGCCATCGCTTCCGTCGTCACCGTCGTCGTACTCGCAGTCGCGGGGTGCTCCTCGGACTCCGGCGACGACGCCGGCACAACAGCCACCAGCCAAGCGCCGCCAGCGGCTAGTTCCGTGACGCCAGCGCAGCAGACCAAGGAGGTCAAGGTCGGCGACACGTTCACCGTGTGGAACAAAGCCACCCAGGGATCAACGGCCGTCGTCACCCTGCAAGGCGTCGAAGTCGACCCTCCAACAAGCTGGACGTCTGCGAGTAAGCAGCCGCCACACTCAGTCGGGTTGCATGTGCTCATTGATATGACCTCGTCGTCGGCGCCGAACATCGTGTCGGGTAGCTTCGGGATCAGCGAGGAGTTGCCGGGTGGGCTGACTGCGACCACCCCGGCCGATCAGAAGGCGAATGGTGGGTCGTTCACGGACGGACGCCCGAAAATCATCGAGGTGAAAAAGGGACAGAAGCAGGATGGGTGGCTGCTTCTAGCCGTCGATCAACCGGCCGCCACCCTGCTGTGGCCAACCTATCCGGGTACTGTCCGCATCGCCTATCCTCAGTAGCCAGCCGTATCGGTCACGCGAGTTCGACGACGGCCCGTGATTATCGATTGACGGGACCGCTCACGCTGTCGGCGTGGTCGGTCATCGAGAAGACGGTCCGACCCCGTACCGGACCGTCTAGCTGGCGATGGTCGGTTAGGCGCAGCCTTCGCGCAGTCGGGCCGCGTCCTGGCCGTGCTCGACCTGCCGCACTGTCGCTGGATACCACATGCCCCGGCCTCTCGCGGTCGGCACCGCATCGTCGTTGAGCGCCTTGGCGATTGCGGGATAGCTCAGCCCCGCCTCGCGGGCGTCGAGGATGCGTTGCACGACCGGCAGCGGCAGCACCGACGGGCGACCGAGGCGCACGCCCTGGGCGCGCTTCTCCGCCAGGGCTTCCCGGGTGCGCTGCCCGATCAACTCACGTTCGAGCTGGTTGAACACGGCCATGTTCTTCACCATCGCACGACCCATCGGGGTGCTCGTGTCGATACCCGACGTGTCGCAGGCGACGACGAACCAGCCCTCGGCCTCGGCTCGCGCAGTGAGTAGTTCGGTGTCTAGGGTCGACCGGCTGATGCGGTCGAGCTTCGCCGCGACAACCCCCGCCGCCCGATCAGCCTCGACCTCTGCAATCGCGGCAACGAATCCGGGCCGGGTGTCCATGAACTTCGCGCTGATGCCCTCATCGACGTGCCACGCGACGATCTCCCAGCCGCGCCGCTCGGCCTCTGCGGTGATCGCTGCGCGCTGCGCGGCCAGGCCCAGACCCGACTCGGCCTGTTCCTCGGTCGACACCCGTAGATAGGCAACGACTTTGTCAGGCGGGGCGGTGCGGGCGCGGCGACGTTGTCGGCGGGGGCGGGGGCGGGGGCGATCGAGGGTGGTGGTGACCATAGCCTTATTGTATACGGTCGTTTTGTTTAAGGTACTGCTCAAGGCACCGACGAGTTGGTGTCGCGGCCCAGGTGACGGCCGGATTTTCCGTTGGCCAGGCCCCTAACCGTGCATTCTCAATCCTCCACGGGTCCAACCGAATCCGGCACCGCGGCCTCGGCCCGGTGGTGCGCGACGCCGAGCCATTCGGTCAGCTCATCGGCAGACAGGCCGCCGGCCGCGAGCACCCCGCGTGCGACCTCGCAGTGCAGCGCCCACAGCGGGTCGTCGGGGCCGGCGACCGTGCCGAACAGCGACCGGCACTCGTCGGCGGCGGTGCGGTCCAGCTCGGCCGGGCGCAGCGTGCCGTCAGCCACCTGCTTGGCGACGCTCATCGCCGACTTGATCGCCACCGCCTCGGGTGTGGTCACGGCTCGACCACCTCAGCGTCGATGATCTGCGGGTGGCGCTGAGCGAGCGCGAGGAGGTCGGCCTCGGCCCGGTCGAGGATCGCCCCCGGCGACGCGGACACGTTGAGGTCAACGTGGACGGTCTCGCGGTTCAGGCCGTACAGCTTCGCGAGTTCGGCGTCCATCCGGCTGACGACACCGATCAGCGTCGCCACCGCCTGGAGGTCGCCGTCGCGTTCCGCCCGCGCCATCGCGGTCAGCGCCGCCGACGTGGTGACTCGCTTGCGTTCGAGGATCTCGGCGAAGACGGTCTTGCCGTCGGGCACAGGGTTGCGGGCGAGGAAACGCCGGTACGCCATCTGCGCCGCGCCGACCGAACCGAAGCCCAGTTCGTCGCGAATCTTGCTCCACGGCTGCCCGCCGAGCGACCGCATGACGAAGACCTTTTCGGCTCGGGCGCGGCTCTCACGAAGGGGCATGACCTGCGGCATACGTCAAACATACGTCAAGTCGGGTGAAGTCCGAAATACACTGTAGCCGTGTGTTGTTCGTCAAAGTTTGTCCGAAACTCGTAGTGGTCGAGGCAATCTGTCCACCACAGCCCGCCTCTCCCTGCGGGTCCCCTGGAGGCGGTCGAAAGGACTCCCACAGCCTTCCCACCCAGATACATCGTTCCGAGTTGCACTGTCCGGCAGGGCATTATCGTCGCCGCGCACACAACGTGTCCGTGACGCTGCCAGGCCAGCGGGATGAGCGGTACCGGGACAAAAACCCCGCCGAGGTATTTGTTCCGGCCGTTCCCCGCCTCTATACCCCTATTACTAGGGGTATAGGTTGTTTGGACGGAAGAATAGGGGTTGACCAGTGCCGGGATAAAAACCCACCGAACGGGACGAAAACCTCGAACACCCTTTGACCTGCGACGGGACGAAAACCGCCGAGCAGGGGCAGAACCGGACACCGGGACGAAAACCTCGACGGTATAAAAGGGAGGGTTTTGTCCCGGCCGCGACTACCGGGCCGGGCTGCGGCTGCGATGACCGCCTACGGATCGACGGGCGTCAGCGGGTGGAACCTGTTGTCGTACGGATCGACCGGCGTCAGCGGCGCGACCTTGCTCGGGTCGTCGGGCTTGCCCGAGTCGACCCACCGCTCCCATGCCCCGGTGAAGGGAACCTTCGACAGGGGGGTGATGAACCCCCCTTCGCGCACCGCCGTCTTATTCGTCCCGGCGGTGATCCGGCCCTCACGCCTGAGCCTGCACAGTGCGGTGATGATCCGCCCGACCTCGGTGTTGTACTTGTCCGAGCCGACATCGCCGATACCGTTGCCGCGTGGCCGGCCGCCCTTGCGCGGGTCGGGCATCTCGACTCCCTCGATTCGCCCGTGCAGCCCTTTGGGGGGCAGCACCTGCCAGCGCAGCGTCTCGCGGGGGTATCCGTTCTCGTCGAGGACGGGCACCGTCTGCCCCTGGCTGCGTTCGGTCACCGGCGTGCTGGTCATCTCGAACACCCCCCAGCGGCGCAGGTTGTCGCGCTTGATCTCGTCATCGTCGTCATTGCGTTCCGGCTCCACCGTCTCCCGGCGCACCCCGCCGGGGCGGTCCTTGTGCACCCACAGCGACGCCACCCCGCCGCGTCCCGGCGTGAACTGCCCGACCTTGAACACACGAACCATCGTTCCGTTGTAGATGCGGGTCTTGCCGTGCGCGCCGACCGGACCCATCCGGCGCGATTCGGCGTTCTTGGCCAGGTGGTCGATCATCAGCACCCCGGCACCGGAGCGGGCCACCGGATGCACCACGTCGGCGAACGCATTGGTCACCTCGTCATCGCTGTTGGTGCTGGCACCCATCATCGGCAGCAGCTCGCCCACGCTGTCGTAGAGCGCCAGCGTCGGCTCCCAGCCGGGCAGCGCCCCGGCGACCGCGATCAGGTACTCGCTGTCGAGGGGTTCCACGTACAGGAACCGCCCGGCGTCGGCCAGCATCTCGGCGGGCACCCCCATCAGGCGCAGGCGCTCGCAGGTCTGCTCGACCCCGTTGTGGTCCATGTCCACGAACACGAACCGGCCCCCCTCCATCAGCACCTCGGCTCCCGCCGCCAGCGCGATCCAGGTCTTGCCCGTCTCGGGGTCGCCGAACAGCAGGTTGGTCTTGCCGGGATAGAGCAGGCAGCGGTTATCGGTGCGCCGCAGCAGTGTCGGCACCGCACGCGGGGCGCTATCGCCGCGCAGCACCGCGCCGATGTCCACGAACAGGCCGCCCGGCCCGGCCCCGCCCGGCCCGTCGTCGTCGGGACCGGGCGGGGCCTGGCCGTTGGTGGACGGGTCGGTGTGCTGACTACTTGCGGCCACGAAGGCCTCCCTTGCTGGTTCGCCGCCCGGTGGACTGTTTCCGGCCGGTCGGGGCTGCGCGAACGGCCGGCCGCTTCCGGCCCTCGAACGCGAGACTGCCGCCGAGGTCGAGGCCGTCGATGGCCGTCGGGATGCTGCCGCCGTACCGCAGCACCGTCACGGCCTGGAAGCGGGTGATCGTCCGGGTGGCGTGCGTGCGCAGAAACTCCTCCATCGGCTCCCCGGCGTTGTCCGTCCACACGTAGAGCGGCGGGTCCGGCGAGGCGAACACCGGGCAGCCCGGTTCGTGGCCGGTCGCACTCTTGGGCGAGCTGTGCTGTCCCGGCGCGGTGAAGATCGGGCACCCGCAGCCCTCGAACCTGCCGGTGGCCCACCAGCCGTGCGGGCTGAGGATCTCCTCCCAGGTGACGCCCGCGCCCCACGCCCTGATCCGTTCGCCCAGCGTCACGTCCCGCTCGGCCTGCTCTGCCCTGCGGCTGCGGGGCAGCAGGGTGAACAGCTCCCTCGGTATCCCGTACGGGGGCCGGGTCAGCTCCCAGCCGACCCTGTTGCCGGGTGCCGGGGGGAGCAGCAGGTGCTCGGGCCACCAGGCGATCCGGTATCCGTGCTCGCCGGGAACGGTCAGCGCGCCGGGTGTCTCGGGCAGCCGCCACCGCACCGTGTCGGGCACCGCGAACACGTAGTGATCGCTGCGCGTCCAGGTGCCGTCGTCGAGTCGTCGCACCGGGCGCAGGCTTGCCGCAGCGGCCTCGGGCGGGGGGTGCATATCGGCAAGGAACCGCGTGCGCTGCGCTGCGCTGTCGCACTCGACCACCACCACCGGCCAGCCCGGGTCCTCAGCGATCAGGGCCAGGTTAGGCGCGTGCTCGATCCGGTCGCCCAGGTACGCCCGGCGCGGCGTCGGGGTGTGTGCGTGCTCCTCGTGCAGGGGCACCACGAACACCAGCTCGGGGCGCAGCTCGCCGTCGAGTTCGATGACCCTCGGAAACGGTACGAGTATTTCCGGCGTCCCGGTGTCAGCGGCACGGTCACCGGCCGCCGTCTCGGGTGCCTGGTCGGGTGCTGGTTGGGGAGGTAAAGTCATGTGTACTGGTTCCTTTCAATGTCATGGGTGCTGGTTTCGCCTGGGTGGTGCCGGGCGGCGTAGGCCTCGACTGTGGTCGGGGCCTTTGCGTTCCCGGCGTCACCGGCCTTGGGCCGCAGCCGATCCCGGCGTAGCCCTCGGCACGACGGTTCGAGCGGTGAGGTAGTCACGCACGTCATCGGCGCTGTAGCGGATGCGCCGCAGGCCGAGCTTGATGAACGGCAACCCCACACCGCGTGCGCGATCCGCCCGCAGCGACTCGGTGGACATGCCGAGCCATTGCGCGACTTCGGTTTCGGTGAGCAGCACGGGCAACCCGGCGGCGTCGATAGTCATGGCGGAGCGTTCCTTCTGGTCGGGTGTGACGACACGCTACGGAAGGACCGTGCAGACGCCTGGGGCGTGACGAGAGGACCCCGGTCGTGCCGGAATCACCAGCGGCTGCGGGGCCGGGTGAACAACGCCCGCAGCGCATCCCGCTGCCCGTCGGTCAGGGCCGGTGCCCCGGCCGCCACCCGCTGCGCCCATGCCGCGATCTGCGCGGCCTCTCGCGGGGTCACTGGGTGGCCTCGACCGGCAGGGCGAAGAACAGCGCGCCTATGGCGTGGCGCTGGGCGGTGGTGAGGGGCGGCGACTCGGCGAGCGCCTTCTGTACGTGATCGGTGAGCTTCAGCGCCCGCATGTTGCGCCGGGCGGCGATCAGTTTGGGGTCATCGGGTGCGCGGTCGCGGCTGAGCGCGGCGACGCGGGCGCGCTCGGAACGCCAGTTGGCCGTGCGGACGTGAGTGTCGGGGTGTTCCACGGGATATGCCTTTTATCGGGGTGTGGTGATACCCCTGACGGCCTGGTATCCGTCTGCGTGTATCTCGCGTTCCGGGTACCAGGACTGCCCGGTAACCCCGCACCTTCTACCATACACGAGCAGCGACGAGCGCGCCGCTGCTATCTCACTGTGGCACAGGCGATTACACGCTTAGCGTGCATTGTGAGCGCCCCTCGGTTCACCGCTTCCAGTCGAGGACGATGAGGTTCGGATCGAAGCCCCGGCCGCGCCCGGCAGGGTTGATGGTGACGGTGGCGAGGGTGTCGATGACAGCCCGCTGCCGGTCCAGGCCCAGCCCGTCGAACGCCGCCGCGACATCGTCCGCGCCGATCACGCCCGCGAACACCCGCGCCCGCTCGGGCTCGACCAGCCGAGGCTCGATCACCGCCAGCTTGTCCTTGAGTCGTTTTGTCCCGGTGCGCATTTGCGATTCGGTCAGCTCATCATCAGTGAACATTGCTGCGAGCGTGTCGAGTTTGGACCGCAGCAGCGCCGCCTCGTCGCGCAGCGCGGCGCGGGTCGCGTCGTCGTCGTCATCGTGGGCGATCACCGCCGCCGCGTCGGGCCGACTCAGCCGGGCCACCACCGCCGCCTGCACCGCTGCGTCCACCCGTTCCAGGTTCCGCGATACCTTCATGCATCCCGGGTTCTTGCAGAGGTAGATGAGCGCACCCGCCGGGCGCGAGGTGGTCCGTCCCGATCCCATCGGCCCGCCGCACGCCCCGCACCGCACGATCCCGGTCAGCAAATACTTTCGGCCGCGTGTCGGGCCGCACCGCCGCGCCGGATCGGACAGCACCGCCACGACCTCACGCCAGGTGTCGGGGTCGACTATCGCGGGGTGGTCGGCTTCCGCGACGACCTTGCCGTGGTAGCTGCGGAGACCGGCGTTGCGGGCGTTGAGCAGCAACTGCCGCACCTGGGCCGAGCGCCAGCGGTTCCCGAGCGTGGTCGGGAGACCGGCGGCGTTCCAGGAGGTCGCAATCGACCCGAGCGACGCTCCCCGCAGCACCTCGCTGTACGCGGCCTTGATGGCTGCGGCTTCGGTTTCGTTGAGGCTGTCATCGGCCTCGAACCCGAACGCCCGGCGCGGTCCCCACCGCTTACCCGACTCGGCGCGCTGGCGTCCGGCGCGGCGCTGCCGTGCGCCTTTCCGGTCGACCTCCGAGCGGGCCACCGCCGTCTTCATCCGGGCGAACAGCCGCCCGCCGTCGGTGGTCAGGTCGGCCTCGCCGTTGGCGGTGACGATGGCCAGCCCCCGGCCCTCGGCGGCGTCGATCCAGTCCTCCAGTTGCCGGGGCTGCCGGGTGAGCCGATCCAGGTCCCAGCAGATCAGCGCGTCGAACTCCCCCGACTCGTACGCCGTCACCAGCGCGTCGTATCCGGGCCGGTTCTTGCGGGTGTCGCTGGCGCTGATCGAGTTGTCGACGTATTCCCCGACAACGTCCCAGCCGCGCTTCTCGGCGATGGCCTGGCAGTCCTCTCGCTGCCGCGAGACGGCCAACTCTTCGCCGGTCTTGTCGAGGGAGATTCGCAGGTAGAAGGCGGTGCGCAT